AGCTAAAGCCAAGGGCGATAGTTTCGTGGTTGTAGCGAGCTGTCCATGCTTCTTGAGCATTGTCATAAGCGATGGCAGAGCCTTCGTTTTTAACAGGAGCTGCAGAGAAACCTGACAGTTTTGTTTCTTCTTCAAAAGAACGCTCTGAGGTCTCTGTTTCATAGACTTCTTTGTGTTCTTCGCCATAGCGAGCATACTCTAAACCGAACAATGCGTTCAATCCTGGGAGCAACTCTTTCAGTAGTTGTGCACGTGAAATAGCCATTTAATTAGCTCCTATTATGCGAAATCATTGGCGGTTGAGACCAAGATTTGAGGTTGATTTAACTTTACGATTACTTCAGTGTAAAGGGTGGCATTTGCTGCGGTTTCTTTAACTACACCAATAATACGAACTGGCAATACAGCTGCATTACCTGCATTTGCAGCAGGAGCAGACAATGAAATACCAGAGTTACCAGTAGTAGCAGAACCCGTACCTTGAATCAAGGCAGCGTTAGTACCAATAGCAGCAATAGTTGTTGAAGAAATTGTAGAGTTACCAGAATAAGTAACAGCTACTTTGTACTCAGCAACAGGGTCATTAACTACATAAGCAATAGCAGAAGTAGCTGAAGCATTACCTGGGTAATACTGAGCTTGTACTGTTTGACCTTGTGAGTTAACGTACTGGCAGCCCATGAAAACACCATAGGTAGCTGTTGAAGAGTTTGTAGAAACGTTAGAAGTTACTAACGATTTTACGATATTCCCACTGACCACAGCAACAACGTCACCGTTATAGATGGCAGTATTGTATGTAGATGCAATAGTCAACTGTTGAGTTGCTCCTGCATATGCAATACCGTCAAAACGGTTAATTGGNTCTAGGCCATAGGGAGCAGAAACGGTTGGATAAGCCATTTAATTCTCCTAATTAATTAATAAAAAATACTATCTACCAACGCTACTTGTGGATTTATTCTCTTTAAAGAGAGGCATCCGTGGGTCGCTTTGGCGCATGAGGTTGTTGTCTACAGCGTCCGTCTGAGCTTGTGTTTGTTTGGCGTAATAAGCATTACGTTGGGTCACAAATTCTTCTGGGGTTTTGCAAAGTAATAACCCGCCAATCTCAATGTTGTCCTTAAAGCGACTAGTTGGATCGACTAAAAGTTCCATTGCTGGCTGTTCTTCTGCTCTTACTGGTTCCCAACCTTCTCTGAGTTTGGCAGAAAGATTGCGAGGGTCAGCTTGACCATTAGTTGAGACACGAACCCAATGATATGCAAATCCAGCCTGTTTGTCTGGTTCTGGCAACAACTCAGGCGGCTTCCAGGATTCTGNACGCATAAATTGTTGACGGGTACTTACTTCTCTAGGTGTTCTTGTTTCAGCCATTTTGGGACTCCATTTTGTTTTTTTCACGAGCATACTGCTCATTAGTAAGGTTTAATTTCTTAGCTAATGCTTGTTCCCTTAGCGTAAGAGTTACTCGTTTTGGCGAGGTCGATCTAGTTGCGGGGGCAACAACAGTTGCTGGTTTTTTAGCAGAGTGTTTGATTTCTGCGTCCGAAGAATCTTTGGTTTCTTCGCCTCCCCCAAATTTCTCAGGGAATCTTCTGTGTACTTCTTCGTCTATAGTAGCCCAGTAATGGTCGGAGCCTATTGGGACTCCTTCTCTTTCTAGCCTTCTATGTACGCCATGAGCCAGATAGCTCATATCATCATCTTTCCCGTACCACTGGTTTTTGTCCAGCCACGATTGGGTTTTTGAGTCCAATTGTTGGGGTTGATTTTGTCTTTGTACACCAGATTCTTGAGATTGTAAAGCTTCTTGTGAAAATTCGGGACGATACCGTTCTAATTCTTGCGATTTGAACTTTACATCCGTCAATTTGTCCTGAGCCTCTACTAAACGGTCAGAATCGCCAGAGTCATAAGCATCTTTGTACTCTTGTTTCGCTTTTTCCAGCTCATAACTGATGTTTTGCTTAACATTGGTAACTAAGTTTTGCTCACCTACTGTCAATTTACCCTTTAATTGCTGGTTTTCAGCAAGAACTGACTGGGCAAGACGAATTGCTTCCTTTTGTTCCTTTTCTGCAGCGTCAGCACGTCTACGTTCATCATTGTAGACCTTCTTCATCTGCATTAATCGGGTTTTAGCCTCTCCAGAATAGGCTTCTAAGTCATCTGCATCAATTTCATCGACCAATTGCTTGGGCATTGGTGTTGCATTTGCCTTATCTTCCTCTGGTGTATCGTCTACTAATTCAATTTCAAACTCTTCTTCAGGTGTTTGAGCCTGAATTTTTTCTTCATCTGGGAATTTAAATTCCTCAAGTTGCATTTGAGCCATGATTTCTCCTTAAACTCGTGTTATTCCTCGTGGATCTTGTACGATGCCCTCTACAGAGTCATCATTTAGAATCCTGAACTCTCGTCCGTGGATCTTTAGCCTTGTGCCAGAGTTTGGTCTGGCTAGAATAAAGTCACCGACTTTGCACCAAGGGCCATTTGGAAATCGACCTTTGTCCTGGTAACAATCTGGACCCATTTTTACGACAAAAAAGACAGTTGAAAGAACTTCTTCGTATTGCATAGTTTTATCCGATTTGAGGATTCCACTTTCATACTCTTTCTCTTGCTCTGGTATTGCCACTAAAATACGGTATCCCGAAGGTTCTGGTAATGCTTTTGCTTTTTCTTCATTGCTAAAATTTACTACTCCCACGATGTGCGGGTTATCGGGATTTGAGCCGATAAGGATTTCACTCATCCGAGTTCTCCAGTCTTTGTTTCAGGTCTGTAATAATTAAACAAGCAGACTCCAGACCTCGAAGTTGTCCNCAAGCGTACTTGTACTCCTCAAAAGATTGACAATTTCCCGCAGCAACAGCCTGTTTGAGGACTGTTATGCGTTCTTTGTACTCGTCTAAAAGGTAATCCAAATTCTTATCCATTAGCCTTTATTCTCCTTTTTTGGATTTTTCATTTCACTAATTTGTTTGCCAATTTGAAAGCCTTCTTTTATTTTTTCTAATTCAAGCTTTTCCTTGTCGGCTGCTTGTTTTGCCCCGACTTGAAGGCCAGCAATACGCTCTTGGGATGAAATACGCTCTTGTTCGATACGGATTTGGTCTGCTTTTGCAGATGCATCCATAACGTCTTTTTGCTTTTTGCGTAATTCTTCTGCTTCTTTGAGTTTGAGTTCTTGTGCTTGCATTTGAATGACAGGATCTTGAGCTGCTTGTTGAGCTTGTTGCGCAGCAATTTCGTTTTTGTTTCTGTTTAAAAGCATATCCGAAGCCTGAGCAGCCATTGCAGAAATCTGTACTTCCATTTCCCGTGGAATACCTTCTTCCTTCTCTTGGTCTGGATCTGGCAATTGAACATTCATTAACTGTTCCATCTGTCTACGGTATGCGTAGGCTAGATGTTGATTAATATGAGCCATCGCAGCTGCTCCAATTGCTTGTGCATTTGGGTTTTGGCCCATTAACTGAGCAATTTTTGGATCTTTCATAGCGTTCATATGGACTTGAATATGCGCTTCATGGTCTTGATAGAAAAAAGCTTTTACTGGCCGCATATTAATGATGTTCATATTTTCAGTAATAGGATCTTCTGGGGTTTGATCATCTTCTAGTTTGACTAGTTTCTTAGCATTTTTAATACCAAGAACTTCTAACATCTGACGGTGAAGTTGGGCTAAGTCATATAACTGAGGAGCCTGTTGAGCCAGCTGTAAAACGGCTTGATACTGAACTACTTTTTGGCTCATCGTTGCAGCATTAGGGTCAGAGACTGGGATAACGTCTACATCATCATAGTCTGACTGTTTAGCAAAACGAGTACCTTCGTCTGGTTCGTAGCTATAGTCTGCTGGGGTGTAATCACGGATGATGTCTTTTAATAGTCCTAACTCTTGTTTCATTGAGTAATGAACACGGGCTTGAACTGCAGACATGACCTTAAGAGTTCTTTCCAAAATAGCCAGAGTCGTACCAACTGGGGTGTTGGCTGACATATCTGAAATCTCAATGTCGGCTGCCGAGGCGAACCTACGGCCTTCCTCAACGATAGTTCCAAGTAAAGAATAAAGCACTTGTGATGGTTCTTTGTAAGGCAAAGGCAGGATGTTGTCTTTTAATACTCCGCTGGGTACGTCAACGTCACGGAACTCTCCTGGGGAAATCGGAGTATCGTCACCTTTTACTCGCAAGCCACGGGTCTTAAAGCCACCTGGCAAATTCGATAAAGTCCCTGCGTCAACAAGCTGTCTGATAATAGAAGTACCAGACTTAGCAAAAGCACCCACAAGATGAATAAGGCCAAAGCAGTAAAAGCCAAAGCCAGGAACGTATCCATAATGGACAAAATGGTTTCTTTTTTGAAATTTAGCATCTTCTGGTCTCCAGTTTCTACGGATAGCTAATACAGTCTGAGTTCCCTTTTCTATCGTTACGATATAAGGTAAGGCAATTCCTGTTTCTTCTCCGTTTTCATCTTTATGTTCAAAGCCCGATAAATTTAAATTAACCTGTGTTTCACATAATTTATAACGGTCATCCGAGCTTGCCGTAAAACCCATCTTCTCAGCAATTTTCTTTTCTACTTCATCAAATGCGGTAGAGGGTTCGCCTAGTTCTACGTCTCGGTAAAATCCAGCGACTTGAAGTTTACGTAATTCATTTTCTGTCTTACGCATTACATGGGTTACACGCTCTGCACTCCGAAGATCTGAAGCGCCATAAGGAACGATTAAGTCTTCAGCTGGAACGAATAAGGAAACTTGACGTTCTAAGTTTGGATCGTAATAGACTTTCTTAAAGGCGTTACCTGAAAGGCCGAGTCCCCAGCACATACGCTCATGCTCAGGGCGATACTCTGGCATCTTTTCCATGATCTGGTAGTTCATGTCTTTTTGAACACGATCTGCCGCTTTCATTTTTTCTGGCGTTTCTCTGCCAATAACTAAAGTCTTAACTGGCCCACCAGCTGGAATGGTTTCCATTACAGTCTCGGCCTGGAACTTGACTAGGGCTTCTGACATTAGTGGGTGATAAACACCACAGGCACCTTCCCAAGGTTCGGTACGGGTTTCAATTTTAAGACCTAATAACTCTAAACCGTCTGTATAGGTTTGCATCCAGTCTTTGCGGGAAGAGATGTCGGCATCAATGTCTCCTAGGATTTCGCCAGCAATCATGGCGAGTTCACCAGCATCCATATGCTCTGCTAAGTTTTCATCAAACTCATCTTCGCCTTCTTCTAGATCTTGTTTAGCAATCTCTAACCCATTAATCATGTCTGGGTTTTCAATTTCAATTTCTAAGTCTGGTTCCTGTGCGTCAATAGCGCCTAACCCAGCTGGGAGTTCATATAATGCTTTTTCCATAATTTTTCCTAGTAATATGCTGCTTTGCGTCTGTATATTGGTTCGTCAACTTCATCTGTTTGAAGCCTTAAAAACCCGCCTTTTCTAAATCTAATTAGAGCTTGGGTTGTCGAATCCACTAAGTCATCGTGATCTGAATTAGGAAACGCAGCCATCTCTTCCATTACCTCTTCTGCCCAGCGTGTAGGTGGACACCAAATTTTGCCCGAAGCAAATAGGTCAGCCACCGCATTAATACGGCTAATCTTATCATTTCCACGTACTGGCGTAAACTCTTGAACAGGAATCCCCATAGAGCGTAACTCATAAATGAGGGGAGCGCCAGAGGCTTTTGCCTCCACAATAAAAGAGTCAGGCTGCCATTCATTATAAAGTTCCATGGCCCGTTTTTTTAACTCTGGGAACTCTAGCCTTTCCTTATGAGCGTCTAACAAAATTACATGAACATCGTCTGGATTCTCATCTTTATCAAAGACACCCCAAGTCGTACAGGCTGAATAGTCTGAACGCTCATTCTTAGTAAAGGCTGTATCCCAAGACTGGATGATAAACTTACAAGGCGGGGGGTTCTTTTCTTCCCAGATTTTCCACCATTCTCTTTTGACTATCGCCCCTTCTTCCGAGGTTGGGTTTTGTTGATACTGTGCAGACCATTTAGAAATTGGTAGTACATTTCTTAGTTTTTCAAGTTCGGCAAAGGACCAGAACTCTGGCCATAAAGGTTTTTCGTTTTTCTTAATGGCTGGAAGACTGATTATTTCCCATTCGTCTCCATCCTTTTCAACCATACTTTGTAAGACTCGGCCAGTTAAATCTCGTTTACCCCAGCGGGTCATAACGATTACGATCGCTCCTCCTGGTTGGAGACGTTGCCTTGGTCCAGACTCATACCATTCAAAGACTTTATCGTATACCTCGGGGTTCCCTGAAGCTAAAGCGGCTTCTTGTTCTGAGTGGGGATCGTCAATAATGAGCAGATCAGCACCCTTACCTGTAACAGTACCGCCAACACCAATAGCAAAATAATCGCCATTGGAATTAGTAGCCCAACGGCCAGCAGCCTTAGAGTCATGTCTGAGAGAGACATTTGGAAAGACTTTGGCATAGGTATCTCCATCAACTAAGTTACGAACCTTACGTCCAAAACCTACGGCCAACTCAGAGGTATTGGAACATTGAATTATTTTACGATTAGGAAACTTTCCTAAGTACCAAGCTGGGAGTAGATAAGAAGCAAACTCCGACTTTGTATGTCTAGGAGGCATATTAATAATCAGTCTTTTAATCTTCCCAGCAGCTATCTCTTCAAACTTCTTAGCCATCAGTGCGTGATGTTGCCCATGGATAAATCCTGGCCACATGACTTTTACAAACTCCATAAATTTCTTGCTAGACTTTTCCCGTATTTTTGCATCGGTATAGCCTTGCGCCATAGCAAAGATATTATCCCTATCACCATCAGGCAGAGAGTCTAAGAACTCATTTAACTTACTCAATGTTTCTAACCTTCAGGTAGCTTGGCCTAATACTTCTCGCCCGATTCTTGACCCCTTTACAAATACCAAACTCGACCAGTTTCCACATCTGACGGGCAACATTTCCCCTGCCCTTATCACCTGTAGCTTCCATGATGTCATCTATAGACGGACCAAACCCGTTCTTTTTCCAAAACTCATCAATAATATAAAAGATCGTCTGTTGCTTAGGAGTCATACTTTGCTACTCTTTCCGTATACATTAAGTCCGTAAAGACCTCATGTAGATTTTTTTTCATAATATATGTCGCTATAGCCAAGGCGTAATAGATTTCTCCTTCGGGGTCGTGCTCTTCTTTATAGCTTTCTAGCAACCTTATTGCTTCATCTATATCGCCAAGGGAAACGAATTTTTTCAAAAAATATACCCCTACCCTTTTTCATTTGAAACGATGACGGGGGGGTTTCCTATATTAGGGTTTATACTAGTTGACACGTAAGTATTTGATTCTGAAGGATTTGTCACCTTAACATTGTTGGGGTGAGATTTGGGATTCGTAAAATGGGAACTCTGACTGTCTGGAATACTATGCAAGTTGGCTGAGGAAGGCTCGAGGCAAATATTGGGGGGCGGGGGTGAGTGGGTCTCGACAAATCCCGAATCGACAAGCCCATGCCCCTCGACATTACTAACACTGTTAGCCATAGCATCATCAGCTTCAGCATTTAGTTCATGAAGTAAGTCATCAGCTTCATAATCACTATCATCATCCCCAGTNATCTCAGCCAGTAATCTATCTGCTTCGTCTACATCTTCTACATCCTGATTGGATAATGCCAGCCGCAANGATTGAATCAGCTTCTCTCGCATCTCGCCTGAGTCTGCGTTGATGTTGATCACCTCTCGTCTCTCAGTGAATGACTGGACTTCAGTAAGTTTCCCTATTAGTTCCAGTGCTTTGAGTTGTTGCGTGTCTTTTACTTCAGGATCAATGGCCTTTTCCGTCAGTCTTTGTATCACCAATGCCCGAAGGTGCAGGGGCGTAGTATATTTCTGAGCCTCAATAGCCAGCCTGAAGGCATCTATCTGCGCCTGAATTCGGCTATCTCGTGCCAGTTCATTCCCTCGCCTACTCGCAGTCTTGGGTTTAGCCTGACTCTGCCTACCATTTGGCCTACTCTTTCTATAAGCCTCAGCTTTAGTTTTTCCAAGAGCCATCTCTTCAGCAAACTTGATTTGACTGTTTGTCAAGGTTGTTGTCTTGCTCTGAGCACCAATGAGTATTCTCTCCATTGGCATCTGGTCTAATACTTCTCTGACTTGTTTTCGGTTTAGCTTAGGTATCTTCATTGGGTGGGTATATATTAGGTATCACGATACTAGCATACTTGAACACTTGATGACACTAACAATGTTAAGGTGAGAATCAGGTAATGAGTAGTGTTCTCTCCTTGTATTAGAGAAGCCTTTACACTGTTCCGCTTCGCTATCTTTACCCGCTTTTAGTTCCCAGTAAGCGCACTCCAATGCCCTGCTTTGAATTTTTATGAGCCTTGATACACGAGTAAGTGCTTCTAGCCCCTGGGCAATCGACCTGAAAGCCCCATTCTATAAGGGCTAAATTTATTTTCAAAAAACACTTGACAGTCAAGTATTGTATGCTTGAGAATGGAATCTCTCACATGACATGAGAGCAACACTAACTAACTGCTAGGAGATTCAAATGACACCTAATGAATTAAAACAAAGAACCAAAACTGCTGAGAAGTGCGAATCTCAGCCAGTAATCTATCTGCTTCGTCTACATCTTCTACATCCTGATTGGATAATGCCAGCCGCAAAGATTGAATCAGCTTCTCTCGCATCTCGCCTGAGTCTGCGTTGATGTTGATCACCTCTCGTCTCTCAGTGAATGACTGGACTTCAGTAAGTTTCCCTATTAGTTCCAGTGCTTTGAGTTGTTGCGTGTCTTTTACTTCAGGATCAATGGCCTTTTCCGTCAGTCTTTGTATCACCAATGCCCGAAGGTGCAGGGGCGTAGTATATTTCTGAGCCTCAATAGCCAGCCTGAAGGCATCTATCTGCGCCTGAATTCGGCTATCTCGTGCCAGTTCATTCCCTCGCCTACTCGCAGTCTTGGGTTTAGCCTGACTCTGCCTACCATTTGGCCTACTCTTTCTATAAGCCTCAGCTTTAGTTTTTCCAAGAGCCATCTCTTCAGCAAACTTGATTTGACTGTTTGTCAAGGTTGTTGTCTTGCTCTGAGCACCAATGAGTATTCTCTCCATTGGCATCTGGTCTAATACTTCTCTGACTTGTTTTCGGTTTAGCTTAGGTATCTTCATTGGGTGGGTATATATTAGGTATCACGATACTAGCATACTTGAACACTTGATGACACTAACAATGTTAAGGTGAGAATCAGGTAATGAGTAGTGTTCTCTCCTTGTATTAGAGAAGCCTTTACACTGTTCCGCTTCGCTATCTTTACCCGCTTTTAGTTCCCAGTAAGCGCACTCCAATGCCCTGCTTTGAATTTTTATGAGCCTTGATACACGAGTAAGTGCTTCTAGCCCCTGGGCAATCGACCTGAAAGCCCCATTCTATAAGGGCTAAATTTATTTTCAAAAAACACTTGACAGTCAAGTATTGTATGCTTGAGAATGGAATCTCTCACATGACATGAGAGCAACACTAACTAACTGCTAGGAGATTCAAATGACACCTAATGAATTAAAACAAAGAACCAAAACTGCTGAGAAGTGCGAACATCTGCTTATTGCTTACATCCGTATGTATGCACACAATCAACAGATTAAGTTTAGCAATAGCAACTGGGACTTGGTTACTGAGTTCATGCTTGATGGAGACATCCTTGAGTTCTTGTCTGAAGCCCAGTTTCACTTGCCTACTGCCATTGATGCTATTGAGGCATATGTAAATAGTTCTGATATTTACATTGAGAAGCGTGAATACAATTCTGACAATTACAGGGGCATCTGATTGTTACCTACAAGCCCATGCACTGCGTGGGTTTGTGGATTATCAATCCTGATAGTCATAACTCTGCTAGGAGATTTATCTTGAATACTACTAAATTAGATTTAAGCCAGTTTTATGGCACTGAGAATTATTGGCGCACACACAAGATTTTTGCACCTGACTTGCTTCACACTGACGGGGTTCAATACTTCGCTGATGAAGCTGGTGCTTACTGGTTCTTGGACATTGTTGCTACTGAGTATTTCCCCTTGACTGAGCATGAGTCTCTCTTATCCATCCAGTTAGCAGTTGAGGATGGTAAGGCCGACATCTGCGTAGAAGACGGAGACTGTAAGGTTCTCAAGCAAAAGCATATNTCCTTGACTGACTGCCCTGATGGTCTTTACAAGTTTTTCTTGACTAACAATGTTCTGATGCTTACTTCGGAGTATTAATCATGNCTACTTATTCTATCGGCACTATGACTTTTAATGCCCCACTGATTATGGAAGGCAGTTGGGGCGAAAGAGANATTGGGACTCATGAGTCAACAATGGAGTTGTTCTTCCATGATGACGCTACTGGATTCATTGAGTGGGATATTGAGGATGTTGGGTTCGAGCATATTGGCCTGTGGTTCACCATTGACCAGTTCGGCATCCGCACCTTGTCTGACTATGACGGAGTAATGTGCTTGTCTGATAAGGCCATTGAGTTGCTTCGTAAGTTTGATGTAATCGTGCCAAAGGACTTCGAATAATGAAAGCACTGATCGTAGATACCAATTCGCAACGGGTTGCCTACCATCAGTGCCATTCATGGTCTGAGTGCTATGAATGGGCTGAGTCATTTATCGGTTGGAATGGTCTTGAGAGACTATCCAGTCATAAGGCAAATGGTCAATTAATTACATGGGTGAAAACAAATGTTCAGTAAATTTGAATGGGTTTTAAATGCCTTACTCGCTATGGCATGGGGATATATAGCTATGTATGTATTTCCATCTGCCATGTTTCTTTTTATTCAAACTGGGAGATTTTAATATGCACTGCTTACATGAAAACCAATACATATGGGATGAGTATGATGCTCAAGGTATTTTCCTGACAAGGGTCTGCGATAAGTGCGTGGATGCCAAGTTGAGTGTATACAGGCCTGAGATTCTTTCAGGGTATGACCAATCAGATGTTGATGAGTTTATCGAGCCTGACGGAGACTTCCCCAGTGATCGATTTATTCTTGCTGAGAGCAATTCTCGCAACACACAATTTTAAGGAGAAATAACATGGGATGGACTGGATCGCAATACTTTGGCAAGAGCCGCAAAGATTTTGTCATCAAAGAATTTACTTCTGAGAATGAAGAAAGCAAATACTATTTAACCGATATATCTATGCGTGGCGCAGTTGCTTACTGCATCTCTTGGAAAGAGAATAAGGTTACTGGAGATAAGTTACATGAGGGATTAGTAATCCTGACTGAGAAGCGCAGAAATGATGGCTACTGGGTTTATTACAAAGAGATGGGTGAGACTGTATTGCCTTATTACTTTAATGCCCCAGTGAGCCTGATTAAGAAGCTAAACGCATTGGGCGAGCCATTCAACGATAACGCTAAACAATGGCGAGAGCAGTGCTTGACTAATGCCAGTAAAGCAAATGTTAAGTTGGAGTTTGGTCAAACCATTCAGTTTGCAAGTAAGTTTAAATTCCCCAGTATTGGCCTTGAAGAAGATACTTTTGAATATGCTGAGTTTAGGAATAAGCGCAATATATTTGTTGCTAGAAGTAATGGTCATATGGTTTGTCTTCCTGATTGGAGAAAGAAAGAATTTACTGTTTTAGGAGTTGTTCAAAATATTTAAGTGCTGTAATCCTGATGCCCTGATGGGCATTGGGATTGCCATTTTGCAATCATTAACTGCTAGGAGAATGTTATGGGATTAGATATGTATTTAAGTGCTAAACGCTATCTTTGGTCTGACCAAGATAAGGATTTAGCTAAAAAAGTTGGTGAGGTCATTGGAGTTGATGGTGATCCTGAAAAACGATTCAATGGTGCGAGTCTGGTCGTTAAAGAGATAAGCCTTGAAGCTATGTATTGGAGAAAGGCCAATGCCATTCATGGGTGGTTTGTGAATGTGGTGCAAGACGGAGAGGATAACTGCCGAGAGTATGAGGTAGACAAAGAGCAGTTGCAAACACTGCGTGATCTTTGCAAGGACATCCTTGAGCATCCTGATGCTGAAAGGGATGAAGACTTAGAGCCTACTGAGGGATTCTTCTTTGGCAGTTACAACAAGGATGAATGGTATTACAAGGACTTAAAAGATACTGTGGAAGGTCTTGATAAGGTGCTTGCATTACCTGATGAGTATTCATTCACTTATCAAGCCAGTTGGTAAGGAGAAGATTATGTGGAAAACAGTTGGATTAGTGGCTAACTACTGGATCATCATTGATGAGGATAGTTATAACGAATATCGTGATGAGGTTGGGGATCATTTAATGTTCTCAACAAAAAATGAGGCCCAAGAAAAAGTAGATCAAATCAATGAAGTAGTAAAAATTGATAAAGAGTTTTTTAATCAAATTACTAACAATTTGTTAGATAGAAATCTTTAATTTAGGAGAAATTTATGAAAGACTACGAAATGCACTGGTTGACAGAAGCCAAAGAGCAGTTGCTTGGCAGAAAGATTGTTGATGTTCGTTACATGAGCCAAGAGGAAGCAGATGATCTTGATTGGACTGAGAGGCCAGTTGTCTTTCACCTTGATGATGGCAATTTGGTTTTTGCCAGTGCGGATGATGAGGGCAACAATGGCGGTGCTTTATTTACCAACAATCAGGCAAATCCAGTTTTGCCAGTTTTGAGATAGGAGAAAGAAATGCTTAAATATATGACTCAACGGAAAGCAGAAAATTTATCTGAAGAGATTGAAAATTTGGAATCTCAATTATCTGAAAAAAATGACAATCACGAATTGATAGCAGAATTGATTGCCAAAAAGCAAAAGTTTAAGGAGATTGAAAATGTTTAATTGGGAAGATGAATTAGATGCTTGGGATGCTAAGTATCAGCCTATTAAAAATCATATTGCTAGTGAAAAAGGTGAAAAAGATGATAAGTTTGAAACCTTTGGAAGAGAGCTAGAGTATGTTCTAAGCGTAGCAAATACTGAGCCTGACAGGGTTTGGACTTTAGTAGAGGGGGATGATGGCAATCTGTATATCACCAATGGCTATCACCTTGTAAACAGGATTAACTACTTTGTTACCAAGAATCCATTTGAGGGCGAGTTTTTAGAAGTGCCTTATTACATTTTTGAAGAGGAAGAAGAAGATGCCTAAATATGAAATTAGTTATACATCATGGGTAACGATTGAAGTAGAAGCGCATGATGAAGACCAAGCATTGTCAATGGGTGATGCAATACTGGATACCATGACTGGTGCTGACTTTAGAGAATGTTGTGATTATCAAGGAATAAGGGAAGAATCATGAACCAAGCAGATAAGGATGCGGCAAAGTGGATGGAGATGAATCAGAAAGCCCAGTATCGCAATCTGATTAAGGCCAAAGAGAATGGTGATCTCTATTACATAAACCAGCATGGGGATGTAGTCATTGAGGACAAGAAAGAAGAGCCTAAATGATTATTGGTGGCGTAAAAATAGGCGGGGAAGAATCCGTCTTTTGGGATAACGATCAGGCGGTGCGGATGGTCAAGGCCGAGTTGCAGTATCAGGCAAATCAATTAATCATCTATAACTATGACGGATCATTGGACTGGTGGAATATGGTCGAGATACCTGATCCTGATTGTTATTTCAAGACTCGCTTTTGGGACATTAATATTTGGGAAGAGAATTTAGGTGTTCCTAGAAATAATGCTATGCGTGTATCAGCCTACCCTTTGGAAGTAGAACCTAATGGGCATTTTTATAATTCCATGAGTGTATGGGTTAATTTGGAGTATGTAATATGAATCTCAAAATGGGATGCGGTAAAGTTCCCATTCCTAACATGGGGGGAAACTACCAGTATCTACTGGTGGATTTCCCTACTAGGGAATGGTTTGACAGTGCCTATAAGAAGAACAAGCAAGAAGACAGGGATAAGTATTGGGACATCCTGACTAAGCGCAGTAAGGGCTATACGCTATTCGAGTGCGGCTATATGTTTGCCCTGACTAGGGAAAGGGTCAGGCAGATAGAGGCCAAGTTTATCCGTAGAGTTACACAAGACTACTGGAATGAATTTAAGTGCAATTTGGCGCATATTGAACAGATGGCACTTTCAAGCAAGAAGCTACGATCTTTTTTAGAGACTGAGACGCAGTAAATATTCCTACCCTTTGGTGATAGTCGTTGAAGTCTTCACCATCTTTGTCAGATAGCCAGTAAGGTTTGGCGGTATCTTTTGCAGATGACTCCCCTACCTCATTGGCATCATTATCTGCCACCACAATCCCACCTTTTATAGTTGATGCGACTTCCTTTAGATTGGATGCGGAGAAGCATACATAAATCGAGCATGGAATCTTGTTCGCTTGCATACAAGTCTTGGTCGATAAGGCGGTAGCGTATCCCTCGCAGAAGATTGGAAGACCACCACCATCTATACAGAAATAAGCCCCTTTGGTGCGTTGGCCAAATAGGAATTTCTTTGTGCCGTCAGGATTGATTAACTGGATACCCCTGAGTGATTTCTCATGGCGCATAGGTAAAACTAGCTTGGCAATATTGTTCTCATACCAAACTAAGCCATGCTGCTTAGGGAATCCTTTGGCGGTCAGGTATGGATGGAGTTCGTTGACTGCTTCGTTAATGATCTTATTTGCTTTTTCAATAGCATCTCTTTCTTTTTTGTTGCGTTCTTCCATATCCTTTTTAATGGCGGTTCGAGTGGCGGAAGCGTCATATCTACCTTCGGGATGCCAAACGACTGGTTTTTCCATGGTTGCCCAGTTCTGCACAAAGGCAACTTCACCTAGATGTTTGTATCTGCCATTTTGTGATCTTGGTTTGTCTTCGGTTGGCACTGCGACCCATTTGTTAGGGATCACGGATGCAATGATTAGTCCATGCTGTCTTGCAAAGTCTTCAAATCTCATTTGTTTTTTCCTTTTTGCCAGCGGATGTTTTGACTCTTCACCCAGTTCATTGTAGTCAGTGTTGGCGGTGCTTTAACATTCTCTAATCCTCTAGGCCATACACCAAACTTCTCTTTGTATTTGTGGTTTGCCCAGTAAGGGTTGTATTCCCTTGCTTCGGCAATGTAAAGCAACTCTGAATAAAAGTCCTGCTTGTTATGTGTTTTTGTGGCGGTAACATTCCCAGCTAACTCCACTAATTCACCAGCAACGGATGAAACTTGGTTTCTACGCAGTCTTACATGACCACAAGACGGACAAGTATCGGCATTGACAGGCCATAGGTATCCACATTCAGGGCATTTAGATTCTTTTTTCTCTTTTTCTGTTGGTTCTTTCTGTGTTTTCTCGGTCTTTTTATCTAAGGCGGTGACCCCGTTTGTATATACATCATCCCAGTCTTGACGAAACCTCAAGTAGTTCCCTGAATGATCTAGCCATAGCGCAAACTCTTTGTTTTCATGCGGTCTCATAACACGCCCCATCTGTTGGATGTGGGATGACAAAGACTTACTGAATGGTCTAGCGGATACGCCAATCATTACATCCGATACATCAAAGCCCCTTGTAAGGATGTCGGTGGCAATCAGCCCATTGATCTGTGTCTCAGGTTTAGCAAAGTCTTCAATGGCAGCCTTCTTAAACTCATCATTGTCCCGATAAGAAATAGAAACAAAGTTATAACCTTTCTCTGCGAATCGCTTAACCAAGTCGGCCCCATGCGCTACGCCAGCGCAGAACACAATGGTCTTCATTGGTTTGCCAAAGACTTCATGGGTTTTCTTGACCCACTCATCCACAATGTCGCCTGTGATTTTCATTCCACGCTCGGCTACATCATCTGCCTTCCATTCGCCAGCCAGCTTTTTAACGCCAGTCATGTCAATTTCTTTGGCAATATAAACTTTAAGCGGTGCTAACCA